TCATCACACGGACCGCAACGCCGAGAGCTGACGACGGCTGGCCATCGGCCTGGCTATCGGTTTCGATCTGGGTGGTGACCTTGATCGGATGCTTGTCGGTCGTCTTCTGGGTGGCGATCTGCGCATCGAGCTTGCCCTCGATGCGCGCGAGGGTGACGTCCTGCGAGTCGAGGCGCTTGGTGACGGTGCGCACGTCCGCTTTGATCTCACCGAGTTCCCGCTGCATGGACTCTTGCTTGCCTTTCACGTAGCCGAGCTGTTCGTAGAGGTCGGCCACGGCTCAGATCTCGCCGTCCAAGATGGGCAGCAGGGCCTCGATCAGGCCGAGGTCGAGCTGGTTGAGGCCAATGTTCAAATTGGCGATGGGAATGCGGTGGGCAGCGAACTCCACCTCCTGGTCCAGGAAGGTGGCCAGGTCGGCGCGGAACGCCTTCAGCTTGGCAGGATCGGCCTCCACCTGATGGGCCTCGGGCCCGTGCTTCGCGACCAGGGCGGCGCGCTCGGTCTCGATGCTGTCGAGGTGCACCTTGGCCGCGGCCTTGTTCTTCACCGCGGCATACCGGGCCTGGCCCTTCTCGTCGAAGAGGTAGGGCTTCAGGAGGACGACCTTGCGGTCGCCGTCACAGGCTTCGACCTGGCGGCCACCAAGGGCGGCGAGGGCCTGCACGAGGTTGGTGAGGGCGGCGAGGGTGATCTTCACGGGCTATCCTTGGTGGTGAGTTCTGAGATGCGGACCGTCTCCGCGTTGGCGGCGCGCTCGGCGAGCACGGCCGCGTCGATCTCGTCGCAGGCGTCGGCGATGGCCTGGACCAGGGCGAGGAGTTTCGGGGTGTTCAGCCGCTCGGCGCCGAAGCTGATCGTTTCCAGCTCCCCGCGGCCGAGGACGGCGCCGGTGGCATCGCGCACCAGCTGCTGACGCTGGAGTGAGACACGGAAGCCGCCCTCGGGGGTGTCGATGGTGATGCAGCGAGTCCGGCGCTCGCGAGTCACGGTGACCTGTTCGGGCGGGAGGATGGTGCTCATGCGGTGGCGCCCTTGATGACTGCGAAGGTGAGCACGACGGCCTCGGCCAGCGCGCCAGCAGTCACGTTGCGGATGGAAATGCGGCAGGAGCCGGCAGCAACCGCATCCACGGTCACGGTGTAGGCGTCAGCGGTGGCGCCCGACTTCACGCTCACCAGCACGGCGTCAGCCGCGGCAATGGCGCTATTGGTCAGGGTAAAGCCCACGGAGGTAGTGGCCGCCAGGCTGGCGGCGTTGAGGGTGATGGCGCCCACCACCTTGTTCAGGGTCACGCCGGTGGCCTTGCTGGTGATCTGAGTCACGGTGCCGCCTGCGCCGGTGCCGTAGCCGAGGCCGCCGAGAGGCGAGAGTGCGAGGACCTGGCCGAGTGCGTCAACGCTCAGACGGTCAGCGGGAGTAGCTGATCCCGCCGGGGTGGTGGCAAGGAACCACTTGCCTGGCGCGGCTCCGGCGCTGGAAGCCCCATCTGCCTGGGCGTACATGCGCACGGAGGGCTGGAACACGGTGCCGTCCGAAGCGTCCCAGATAATCGAGCCCAGGCGGTCGCCCGAAGTCAGCACGGCATGCGTGCCAACAGCACCGCCGCGGGACTTGGACATGATCAGGTTGGGGCCCGCGGTGTCGTTGATCCACTGGCCAATGCCCTGCGTGCAACCTGCCGTGAACGTCGCGTTCAGCTGCAAGCCAGGGAGGATGCCGGTTCCGCTGAAGGCCACGACCGAGGCGGAAGTCGGCGAGGAAATCAGCGTTGCGCCGTTCCCTAGATAGTTGGGGTCGCTGGTGTTGTTGTAGAGAAGCCAGTTGCCCGAGCCAGCGAGAGCGGCGGTGGTGCCGTAGTAAATGCCGTGATTGGCGGTGCCGCCCACGGTGATGGACTGGATGGCGAGGCCGGCGGTGCGCGTGGCGGATGAGCCGGCGCCGAGCACGATGCCGCCGACGTTGGCCCAGAAGGCCGCCAGTGAGCCAGTGGTGTAGGCTGCGGCCAAGGTCGTGGGCGACGCCGCGACTCCACAGGTGATGCCCGTTGCGCCGGACTGCGACGTGAAGCCATTCAGAAGGCCATACTGATTGACGCCGCTCGTGCCGGTGGCCGATGACGAAATATTGAGAAGAGCCGCAGCATTGGTGTTGCCGATCCCAAACAGCTTTCCCACGGCAACTATGGTGTTGCCGTTCAGCGAGACCGAGCCCGTGCCGGTGATGAGGTTGGTCGCGCCGGTCTGAGTGATGCTGCCGGTGTAGGTGAGGAGACCGCTGCTTCGCGTGATCGTCAGGTAAGTCGCCAACGCCGCGCCAGCATCGGTGCGCGCGAGGAGTTCGAGATTTGAGCCAGCATTGGCGCCCGATTCAGCGACGCTATCACCGCGCAGAATCCACCGGTTGGAACCAGCGCTCTGCCATACGACGCTTCCGCCGGCCGGGTTCGGTGAGTTGATGAAGAGCGTGCGCCCGGTAGTCGCGTCGCCGATAGTGAGGTTATTGGTTACGGTTGTAGCACCGCTTAACGCTACCGCGCCAGCGCCGACTTGGGAAAATGGGCGGTTAAATTGAATTGTACCGCCGGCCGCGCGAACGACTGAAATTGGAACATCGATGATAGCGCCAGCGTCAGTCGACGCCTCAAGGAACCAATTCGATCCAGCGTCCGCTCCGCCTTCGGCAATCGTGTTTACGCCAGCGCGCCACCGGCGAATTCCACCAGAGAGCCATCGCACCTCTCGCGTATTACCAGCAGCGCCGTCGAGGAACAAATTGGAGCCGCTCGTGACCCCATCTCCGACGGTCAATACCTGCGAGGAGTACTTGAGGCCGGTGGCATCGGTCAGCAACCCACCTGCGGTGACGAAGGGAACGCGACCGCTGGTCAGGGCCGTGGCGGAGATGGCCGGCACACCGCTGGCATTCGGCCACGTGATGGTGCGGGTCGTTCCAGTGCTGTATCCCGAGAGGCTGTGGACCTGGAGCGCCGTTGCGTCGCCAGCCTTGTAGAGCGACCACTTGTTGTCGGGCAGCGAGAGGCCGCTGACCGCCAGCATGGCGGCGATCTGCGCAGCCGTGCGCACGAACTGGGTGGGGATGCCGCCGCCAGACATCAGGCGCCCTCCTCACGACGGAAGAGCTGGCAGGGGCTGCTCCGTATGATGGTGACCGTGCGGCTCGTGTCGCTCAGGTCGTCACCGATGACCTCGTGGCGGTGCTCCAGTACATCCTGACCGGTGGGCAGACTGGCGTAGAGGTCGCTCATGCGCTTCCAGGTGACGGTGCCGTCGACGAGGGTGTCGCCCGGGTTCGGTGCGGAGGCCCAGGTCGGTTCGGCGCCGCTCGTGGTTCCGGCCACGGTGCAGCGGAAATAGGCCGGGGTCAGGCTGATGCGGTCGGCAACCGGGCGGATGGCCTCGTCGAGCACCTTGGCGGTAGTGGCGGTCCACACCTGTTTCTTGAGGCAGGTGAAGGTGACCGTGCCCGAGACGACGGTGTTTCCCTCGGTGGTGGGCCAGGCCGGTTCGCCCGCGGCGACGGTGCCCGCCACGGTAACCTGGTAGATCCACCCGTTGTTGGCGGTGGGTACGACGAAGTCTCCGAGGGCGTAGGTCCTCAGCGTCACCCACATGGTGGCGATCGGGCCGGCGCTGCTTTCGGGGAAGGTCAGGGTCATGGTCCCCGACACGTCGCCGGTGATGGTGAACCCCCATGGCGAGTTCTGCGAGGCGAACCACTTGGTGCTGGTGCCGTCGGTGCTGCGGATGCCGATCCGCAAGTTGCCGTAGCCGTTGAGCGGGGCGAGGTTGCCGGCGCTGTCACGAACAGTGATGCTGAAGGATCTGCGGCGATAGACCGGGATCTGGATGCCGATCTGGTTCCCGAGGACTGCCGTCCCCGACAGGACGCCGGAGAGGGACGTGCTGTTGGCGAAGATGGAGTCCAGATCCTGGTTCTCGGTCTCGTCGCTGACCGGGGGGGCGGTGAGAAGGTCGTTGGCCGAGTTGGGGACCGGCTCCAGGAACCAGTCGCCCGCCGAGGGCGGAACGGCGTAGGTCCAGGCGTACCAGCCGCTGCCGGCATGGACGATGGTGCTGCCGTGGGTCCAGGTGGTGACTGCACCGCCGTAGGGACGGTAGAAGCCCACGAAGGTGAAGTCTGCCGTGGTCCGCGTGGTGACGGCCGCGCCGGTGGTGACGTCGTTGATCTTGAGCCACTTGGTGCGCTGTTCGAGGGGCTGGGTCACGTGGTGGCCTCACGGCTGAGGTAGGCCTCGCCCTGGTGGGTGCGGCTGACGGCCGCTCCGTTGGGGATCTCCACCTCGTAGAAACCGAGCATGACCTTGCGCTGGCGGGCGTTGGTCGTGACGGGGGCTGACAGGGCGCCGGTGAGGGCGGCGGAAAGGCTCATGACGGTCTGTCCACCGCTGACAGTCGTGAACGCGAAGGTGGCGAGCAGGCTTCCTCCGAAGGAGTCGCGGAGCTTGCCCCGGGGGGACATGCCGTTGAAGCCGGTGCCGACCGTCAGCGTAAGGCTGAAGTCGGCGCCCTGCTCGATGTAGATGGGTTGTTCGGTGGCGGGCATTGTGCGGTGGCAGGCTTGGCGGCGGCCGGACCCCCGTGGCTAGCGCGGGGGAAGGGGCGCCGTCAGGTCACCCGGCGACGCCGGCCTTGGCCCTGGCCTTGGAGGCCTTGATCAGGTCGGCGTGCTCGGCGGCATCCTCCTTCGAGACGAACTCGAAGCCGCTGTCGAGGAACTGGTCGAGCTGCCAGTCGCCGACCGTGGCCTTGGCCTTGTCGGTGGGGCGCACCATCTCGTGCGTCTGGTTGCCGTCGGGGTGGTTGTGCTTCTTGAGGGGCATGGGGTTTCCTAGTGATGGAGGTGGTCTGGCGACGACGAAGCCCAGCCGGCACGACGCCGGCTGGGCCCGTCTCCATCCGGATGCGGATCAGCCCATCAGGAGGACGATGTGCTCCTCCTGGATCGCCTTGGCGCCCCACAGGGCGTGCAGGCGCCAGGTGGTCATGCCGTCGCCGGCCACCTCGCAGAACAGGAAGCTGAGGCCCGACTTGCCATCCCCGACGACGGTCTGCTTGATGTTCGCGTTGCGCTCGCCGAGCTGCGGGGGGCGCACGGCAGCCATGATCGCGTTCTTGTGGCAGGCGAAGTTCGGCGTGTAGTTGTTGCCGATGGTCATCGCGTTGGCGGTGGGGATGACCACGCGCGCGCCCGGGCGGCCGAGCTTGATGGTGCCGGGAGCGGTGACGCCGGTGTCGATGACGTACTTGTTGGCGGTGTCCGCGGCGAAGGTGACCACGTCGCCCTTGACCACGGTGCCGGAGCCGGTGACCAGCGCGATGGACTGGGTGTCGACCGCGGTGCTGCCGCTGGTCACGTAGGAGGTGCCGGTGCCCTTGGTGTGGAGCGAGATGCCTGCCGACTCGCGGATCTTGAACCCGTAGAGGTCGAGCAGGGTGCCCTGGCGCTGCACCTCGTCGGTGCCGGCCTGGTAGGCCTGGACCAGGTTGGCCAGGCTGCGCAGGTTGAGACCGGCGGTGGTGTTGATGACCAGGCTCAGGTCGCTCTCGGGCGCGCCGTTGTCCTTGAGGATCTTGAGGACGTTGGCGAGATCGGCGATGGTGGTCGCGAAGGGCGTGGTGCCGGCGGTGCCGTAGGCGCGGCTGGCGCCTTCCTTCGCGGCCTGGCAGACGCCGGCCTCGATGAGGTTGACCAGATACCGAATCTTCTGGGCGATCATCTGCCGCTGCCACTCGATCAGCATGCCGGCGTTCTCCAGGCTGCGCTCCTGCTCGCCGGTGAGATGCCAGGTGGCCTGGTCGTTGCCGCCGGGGTTCTGGGCGGGGGTGCCGAGGTAGATGTCGACGCCATCATCCACGGAGTCGGTGCCGGCCGCGGTGGTCATCGACGGCGTGTAGGTGCTGCCGGTCGACTTGGGGGCGATGGGGATGGTCAGCTTGTCGGCGAGCGCCTGCTGCGGGCTGAAGCTCGTGAAGACGGAGCGGAGACCGCCGCTGAGTTCGCGGCTGATCTCCTGCATCGCCTGGAAGAGCAGGGGGGTGATACGGGCGAAGGTGTTGGCCATGAGCTGGTCCTAGGTCGGGGGGTGTTTCGGGGGTGGAGGAGATGGGGTCAGGCGGTGGGGGCGGTGGGCATCTCGCCGCCGGCCGCGAAGAAGTCGGAGCGCTGGGACATGCTCATCGCGTTGTATTCGGCATACGTGGCGACGGGCTTGGCCGGGTTGGACTGGTCGCCGCCCGGATCCTTAGGGCCGCCCTTGGTGAAGCCGCGCAGCTTGTCGTAGGCCGCCTGGACCGACGCGAGCTTCTCCGCGGTCTTCGCGTGCTCCGCCTTCTCGGTTGCCAGGGCGGTGTTGGCGGCGGCCACCTGGTCGTCCTTGGCCTTCAGCTGACGGGCGCCGATGGCGGTGCGGATGGTGATCTCGTCGTCGCCGGCCTTGGCGCGCTCGGCGATGAAGGCCGCTTCGGTGACGAAAGCGGCGATGAGGGTGGCGAGGACGTCGGCGGTGATCTTCATGGAGGTTCCGGTAGTGCTGGCTGAGGTGTCAGCCGGAGGGGTGGTTTCGGAGGAGGGGGTGTCGTCAGGGTTCGGGGTGGGAGCAGGTGCGTTGAGCAAGCCGTCGATCAGACCCCGGGCCTGGGCCTCGGCGGCGAACCACACATCGCCGGTGGCGAGGGCCTTGACCTGGTCGACGGACAGGCCGCGTGCCTCGGCGAGCTCGGCGATGAAGGCTGTGGTGGCGTGGTCGACGATCTGCTGGGCCTGCTGCTTGAGCGCATCGGTCACGCGCCCGTCGGCCCCGTGGCCCTTGACTCCACCCGACGCAACCAGGGTGAGGGCGAGGCCGGCGGCTTGGTCGGCCTGGGTCGTGTCGACGAGGACGATGTAGCTGCCGATGCTGCCGATCAGCGCACTTGGTGCGGCGAGGACCGTATCGGCCGAGGCTCCTGCCCACAGGGCCGCCGAGGCCATGCAGCCGCGGACATGGGTGGCGGTGGGCTTGGGGAAGGCGGCGATGGCAGCGGCCATCTCGGGCGTGCCGCTGTGGGAGCCACCCGGACTGTCCATGTCGAAGATTACCTGGGTCACGTCCGGATTCGCGGCGAGCTCGGCCAGCAGGCCGATGACCTCACGGGGATCGGTGTAGTCGATCCCGTAGAGCGACAGGAACCATGGTGCGTTGTCGAGGATGACGCCCTGAATCGGCACGGTCGCGGTACCGTCCCGTCCGATGGAGGCCTTGAGCTTGCGCTCTCCGGAGATGGCCGCGTCGAGGTCATCCCGCGGGCGAACCCCTGACTTGGCGAGCACGGTGAGCGAGTCCAGCTGACGCATGAAGTGGTCGAGCTGGACCGCCTCCATGGCCCAGGCGCGGCCGCACTGGTGCTGGACGATGGCACGGAAGTTCATGGGGCGGTGGCTTCCTGGGTCTCTTCAGCAGGCGCGGTGTCGTCGTCGGGCTTGGCGGTGTCGTCGGCGGGCTTCTCATCGTCCGGAGCCCTGCCGTCTGCGGTGGGCGCGTTGAGAGGAGGCAGGCCGGCAGCGGCACGGGCTTCGTTCTCGAATTCCTCGTCCCGGATGCGTTCCTCCGTCTCGTCCTCGAAGGACCAGCCGAATTCGGCATAGGAGGCGGTCTTGCTGCGGTTGAGCTTGTTGACGTAGATGTCGACGGTCTCGGCATCCTTCTTGCGGTCGGTGCTGTACTTCGGCGGACGGGAGTAGCGGGAGGCGGACAGGCCGGTAATGCCCGCCGATCCTGGCATGATCTCACCCAGGGCGACCATCTCGGCGACGTGCGCTTCATCCATCGGCTGGGACGCCTCGGTGATGTGGTCGTCCTGGTTGGTCTGGCAGGTGCGATCGAACTGATCGAGGCCGGCTCGGGCCGAGGCGAGGGAAGCCTCGCCCATCTTTGCCAGCACGACCTCGACCGGCAGTTGCCAGACGGCGCACAGCACGCGGGACGCGACAGCATGGAACTTCTGCAGGTCGTCACCCTGGAAGGTCGTGTTCTTGAAGTCGACCTGGTTGCCGATCTTCGCGTAGTAGACCTGCAGCGGGTTGAACTTGGTGTGCGGTCCTACGATGGCGCCGGACCCGAGCTTGGCTGCTTCGGCGGAGGCCTCGGGGTCATCGACGTAGTAGATGATCGGGGTGCAAGCCTGGGCCCGCTTGCCGATGACGTGGCTCTCGATGACGCCGCCGAGCTGCCGGGCCAGGAGCAGCAGCGGGGTGAACATGGATACGCCACGAAGCATGCCGGGGAGGCGCCAGCCGACCCGGTGGATGACATTGGTGACGCCATCGTCGGAGTACCAGGGTACGCGAATCCACCGCGGCTTCTCGGCGAACCCGAAGGCACCGGTGCGGCCCATCTGGATGTGGATGGCGACTACTGCGCCGTCCTCATCGAGTTCGAAGCCCTCGTAGAGGCGGTCATCGTTGGGCCGACCATCCGGATTCGTGACGCGCTCCGGGCGGATCAGACGCCAACACGTGGCATAGCGCGCATGGACTCGACCAGGCCGGAGCAGGCGGATCGCAAAGCCTTCGCCAAGTACCTTGGCCATCCAGCTCAGGGCGAGATCGATCTGCTTGCGGGTGAGCACGCCGCAGACGTCGGCGGCCTTGCCCCTGCTTGCGGCCAGGCCGGTCTCGATCTGGCGGCGCAGGGTGCGCTCGGACTTGCTGGTCGTCTCATCGGCGTCGAGGTAGGCCAGGCTGCGCGGCCGGAGTCCGCAGGGCCCGTGCTCGCCTTGCAGCGCAGCGGCAACCATGGAGCCGCCGAAGGGGTCATTGCAGACGAAGGCTTGCGCACGGGTGGCGATGATGCGCGCATCCCGGGACCAGTCGTAGGTTGGCTCGGTGATGAACGGCGAGGACGTTCCAAGGAGGCGGTCATTTCCGGCGGCGGCGAAGTCGGTCATCCGAACTCCCCGAGCTGCACCACCAGGCCGCCGCCTGAACGCTTCTCCACCATGCTCAGCATCTGCTCCAGCTGCTGGGCGCTGCGGGTGACGGTGCGGCCGTTGATGGTGTAGCTCACCACGCCACCCGACAGGGCGGCCTCAGCCACCTTGCCGCGCAGATAGTCTTTGATGAGCCGCCACGACAGCCCGTCCTGATCCTTCATCAGGTTGAGCTCGGTGGTCAGGGCTGCGACATCGAGGGCCATTCGCCGGGAGGTCTAACGGACCGGCCTCGTCATTGCCAGGGCGCCGGGTGAAGTTTTTTCACCCATACGGTAAAAACAGATGTTTTGGCGATTTATTCGGCCAGGTAGACCCGTTTTACGTCCTCCGCATCACGCTTGAAACCGGTGCTGCAGACGGGGCACTGCCAGCGGATGACAGTCGATGACTTGCCGTTGTCGTGGCGGCTCACTTCGACCGATCCGCACGACGGGCAGCAGATCGCCCGCACGAGGACAGTGTCCTGTCCAGGAGCCCACGACGGGCCGGAAGCGGCGGTGTCCGGGAACTTGATCGGGATCGGCTTCGCCGCCCCCGCCGCCGGCCGCGGTGCAGGGACGTCATCTGCATAGCCCTCCATCCAGCCGCTCATGTGTACCCATCCATCCAGCCGGCCTGGCTGGGAACATGGCCGGCGACCTGCGGTGCGGATCTCGGGCGGAACCAATTGCGGATGCAGATGAGCGCCACCTGCATTACTTCGCAGTCCCACCAGTGGTTGTCCTTCCTCTCGTGAGCGGTGCCCTGGGGATCGAGGTAGGTCTTGGGGGTCCAGACCAGCTGCTGCACGTGGCGGCCGCGCACCATGCCGGTCCGCGGGATGCGCTCCTCCGATGTGAGGGACTCCTTGTAGAACTCGGGCGCATCAGAGGGGACGTGCCAGCCGGGCAGGCCGGCAGCGCCACGCATGCGGTCGAACACGTCATTGCGGAACAGGTCGGCGTTGAATGTATAGAGGACGGCCAGGCCGCAGAACAGGGCGAGGGTCTTGCCCATGGCCTTGGGGTCCGGCTTGCGCTCGGTGAAGGGGTAGTCCGCTGACATCGTAGCTGATCCTTGCAGGGACAGGCACCGGCGCGGCTCCTTCGCCAGCCACTTGCGGCAGTGACGGACCATGGGGCCGTTGGCGGTGTCGAGTGCGATCACGTCCGCGGGGCGGGCCACGCCGCCGATTGGCCAGGTCTTGGCGCGCAGCGCATCGAGGGCCGCCCAGTCCTTGGCGGTGCCGGCTTCGACCAGCCAGCTCTCGCCGGTCTCCGACCAGGCCCGGCAGACATACGGGAACCAGCTGCGCTCGTAGAAGGCACCCTGTTGGTCAATAGTGAGCACCAGGTACTTCGCGGGGAAGGGGCACTGGCGATGCTGGTAGCCCTCGACCGCAAGCTCGATGCGCTCCAGGTCGGAAGCCACGGCGCCGTCGATCAGCGGGCAGTAGGGCTCGGCCCGGTAGCTGTTGACGTGGACCTGCCAGTTGGAGGCCTGGCCCTGCTTCGCGCGCAGGCCCTCGCCGTAGAACTTCCCACAGCTGACGAATTGCGAATACAGCGAGTTGAGCCAGAGCGAGCGATGGATGCCCGTGGCCTCCTCGACGGTCTTGATGCGCTTGGTCTCCTTGTGGACCGTGGCGTTCGGGGTCCAGAGGCCGGTGCCGTCGGTCTTCTGCTCCCAGGTGCCGGGAACCCAGCCGCCGGCCGCGGTGAACTCGTCGGCCGCGCAGGCCAGGGCCACCTGGTGGTCGCGCTGGTCGGTCGTGTGCTTGTGGCCGCACTGCCAGCAGCGCCAGGCGACGGCGTCCTCGATCTGCAGCGCGTCGGAGCTGAGATCCTTGGCCGTCGGTTCGAGTAGCTCGGGGTCGAGCCAGTTGTGGGCGGCGCACTTGGCGCAGGCGATGATTAGCCGCTCCATCGAGCCGGCGACGTACTGGGACCAGCCGAGGGCAGCGACGGTGGTGGGTGTGGTGATCTGGAGCTGGAGGTACTCCGACGGGAAGGTCTTCCCGCGGTCGGCGGCCAGGTCGACGGGGGAGCCCTCCTTGTCCACGTCGGTGGGCAGGAGGTTGAACTCGTCGAGGACCTGGAAGGGCACGTCGTCGCTCTTCAGGTCGATGACCTTGCGGCCGTTCTTGAAGAACAGGGTCTGGCGATCGAGCAGCCAGCCCTTCACGGTCAGGCGCCGGGCCTGCTCCGCCATGCCGGGGGGCAGCAGGTTGGCCAGGCGCGGCGAATCGCGGAAGACCTTGTCGAGCTTGGAGCGGGCGAACTTCTTGAGCGCCGCGTCGCCGGGGAGGTACACGGACAGGTCGCGGGGATGGACGGCGGTGACCCACGCCAGGGTCGGCACCAGCATACCGAAGGTCTTCCCGACCTGGGTGCCGGTGATGATGGTGATGCGCTCGACGTTGCGGAACTTGCCGCCGGAGCCGCTGATGCGGTCCCGCACCATCTGCTGCGGGCGCCTCCAGTAGGGGGTCACCTCCGACCGATGAGGGGTCATGCCCGTGCCGCGCGGGATGGAGACGTGACGATCCGCCCACTCGGGAATGGCGAGGTCCCGCTCTCCACCCAGGTGGGCGAAGGCGCTTCCGGCGTCGCGGCGGAGCAGGGTGTCGTCGAGGCGAAGCATCAGCGCTTGGCCTTCGCCTTGGTCACGTCGGCCTCGGCCGCGGTGAGGGTGGCGAGCACGGCTGCCTCGCAGGTCGCGAGGATGGCCCGCTTGAGCGCCGGCTCGGCGCGCAGCCGGGGCGACTGGCAGACCTTCCAGAGCTCGGCGAGGATGGTGACGGTGAAGGCGCGGCCGAGGCCCTGGGTGAGGTCGCCGGTCCAGCGGCGAAAGGCGTCCTTGGCCTGGTCGAGCAGCACCTGCTCGGAACGATGGTTGGCGAGCTCCAGCTTCCGCGCCTGGCCCAGCTTCACCAGGTTGCCCGGGTCGGTGGCCGCCGCCGAGCTAGCCTGCCGCTGCGCCTCGACCGCGGCGGCGGCGAGCTCGATGTAGGGCCGGATGGCCTCGCCCGGGGCGGTCAGGGCCTTCGCCTTGCCCTTGGAGTCGGTGGCCTGGGCGGCATGCCAGAGGCGCATCGCAAGCTCGTCATGGGGCCCAGCCGACGACAGGGGGGCGCCCTTGGCCTTCCACTGGTCGAGGGCGTGCTGGGATACCCCAAGGGCCTTGGCCAGCGAGGCTTGCGTCTGGTGATGCCAGGGAAGGGCGGGAACGGTCATGAACCGCCTGCTTTCTGCGATACCTGTGGTTTAAACTGCCGATTTCTTCGCTGGCCCTGGCATGGGTCGGTATAGGCTCGCCGCTGATGTGCGGACGACTGGACCAGCATGCGGAGGCGGAATGGCTCGCGAGCCACATGGGCGCGACTCCCACCGCGCACGTCCACGGCTTCACTCCGCGCTGGAACCTGGCCCCGAGTCAGCGCCTGCTGTTCGTCGCTCCATGGAAGGGCGAGCGCCGCCTGGGCGTGGGCACCTTCGGCTTCGGCAAGGCTCGAAACCCGAACGCCACGGTTGAGAAGCTGGGCACGACCTGGAGTGGCCTGTTGCGCACGAACCGCTGTGTCATCCCCGTGAACGGCTGGTACGAGTGGGAGGTCCAGAACGGGGCGCGCATTCCCTACCACCACCAGGCCGCGAAGGGGCTGACGCTGCTCGCGGGCCTGTGGCACCGCCGCGGCGGTGGCGTTGAGGTCGCCATCGTTACCCGTCCGAACGACGATGAGATCGGGCGACTGGTCCACGACCGCATGCCCCTGCTGGTGCGCGAGGAGGAGGTCGGCACCTGGCTGCAGGGCGACGTTGAGGATGCCCTCAGCCTCACCACGACCCGCCGGCCGCACATCGAGCTGTTCCAGGTCGGCCCCGAGGTGGGCAACTGGAAGAATCAGGGACCGCAGGTGGGGGCGCCCTTGCCGTTCCACGGGGCTCCTCGCCCCGCCTTCCGCGGGACCCCGCCGCCCACGCAACTCACTGCGGAGGAAGCCATGACGAAGTTTTTTGAGGCCTGACTGATTCACGGCACCACCTCCAGCCCGGCGGCCTTGAGAGTGGCGCACACGATGGCCCGCACCTGCTCATCTAAAGGGCACGGCGCCAATTCATGCCATGTCTCGACTCCGGCATCGATGGCAGA